GATACCGAAGTACTTGCTGTCGACATCTTTGTTGTGTGCGCTTGCGCTCTTGTAGTCCTGCGTCCACCATCCCGTCATACCTGTGTCGTACTTGTACGTCTTGTACTCAGGCACAGTCGGGTCACGATCAGTAGGCAGCTTGTCCCACATCACCTTGAGCACTGCCTTGGACAGTGCCTCGAAGTGCACAATGTCTAGCTTCTCTTGGTCACCATGCTCGTTGTAGTAGCCCACGCTGATGTTGGTGCACTCGGGGATGATGTCTGTGAACTCAGCAGTGTCGGTGTACACGCCAGTGTCGTCAGGAGAATACATAAGCGTATCGTCAAAGGCATTGAGGTCATTGGCCAGTGCCTCACAGAACACATCGGATGCACAGCGACCCATACCCTGATGACTGATGACGCTGTCAATACCCCGCCTGTCGAACGCAATGGCTCTGTCGAACTGAGCAAGCAAGTCTGTGTGATGCGTAGCGATGTGCTTAGCCCCGATGCCACCGCACTCCTCGCCTTGAGAGAAGATGTAGTAGCCCTTGACGTCTGCATGTATCAGGTGCATGAGCATGGCCACACCCGCACCATCGTCAGCACCAAGCGGTGCTCCGTCTGCATACCAGTGAGTCGCAGTCTTCCTGATCTTGTTAGCACCGACCTCTTTGTGTACTGTGTCTACGTGAGCAATGAACAGGGTTTTGCTGCCTGCGATGCGGTTGTCGATGTGTAGATTGCCTGCACCATCTACAGATGTGAATGACTTAAGCTCAGCAGGTAGTGCGTTGAATAGCCACTCGGTGAAGTCCGAGACGGCAGGGGTATTGTGCGGACGCTTGACAGACAACGCACGAGCTAGGGTTTTGTGTAGTATTGATTTCTTGTTCATGTTCATTCTCCTTGGGTTTCTAAGTATTTGTTTGCGATCTCATTGGCTTGTGCCATCAGCACACTGCTGAGTTCGTTGCGGATCTGTTTGGTAAACACATCGTTGTCCATAGCACTGACAAAGGCACTACCGAAGGTACGCTCAGCGAGTAGCACCTTGCCATCGAGCGTATAGGTCAGGCTGATCTTGACGTTAAAGTTACCGACCGAGTAGTCCCATATCATCAGCACCTTGTCAAGCATCTCCATTGTGAGCATGGTAGGCATACCCTCGTCCTCATCAATGCGCTCGTCAGCAGTCGCATCAGCTATGCGCTGGGGGATGTGGTCATCGTGGTAACGCTGACCCTCGTACTCGGTGAACTTGTCGCAGTCATCGGTGTACCAGTTGCCTGACTCAGCACATTGCCAGCACCCGTCATCGACAAGCAAGAACTCATCGGTGTCCTCGGTACGGCAGATGCGCTCATCCTCGATGTGATACCAATCACCTTTGACCTCGACTGCGTTCTCTAACTCCTCGTAGTCACCATTCTCAAGCTCAACGATGTTGTTGTCACCGAGGTAGTCCTCATCGTAGTGCTCTCTACTGGACTCGACATACACCACGTTGTCCTCATGCACATAGTACTGAGCCCCACGCCTGCCGTACGCATACTGGTAGTGGTTGCTTCGGCAGTCATCGCAGACCTGAGTGTCCTCTTGCCTGCCAACCCAGTAGCCGTCATCGTTGGATGTACGATCACCGCAGTCATCGCAGTCGAAGTTGTCATCATCGTTATCCATCGCGGTCGGGTAACCGCCAGTCTGATCGCAGGTATATTCCCCATCGCTGTCGATCACTAGCGCCTTAGCCCCTGCATCGATCGTCACATTCTTTTCACCGCCATCAAGGAAGGGTGCAAGGAAGTGATCGTTTGCCTCGTGGTACGCAAGCCTCTCGCCATCCTCCCAGTAGTTCTCCTTGCGATACCCCTGCTCACGAAGCCATGTGTCCATGCCGTCATCTGTCTGACTGTAACTGGTCGCATTGGCTGGGCGTAGGTAACTGCGCACGAAATACTTCTTGCCGTCTATGGGCTGGGTCATACACAGCGCACGCCCCATCGTGTCATCGCCCTCGATGCGCACCGCCATGTGCCATCCGAACTTGGGGTCATACGCCTCGTAGGGGTGACGGGTCACGCCATCGCTACACTTAACGCCTCGGTCATCGCCCCACACCATGCAGGATGCAGGGCCACGATGTAGATGGTAGATCATCTCGGCTGTGGTGTGTACGAACTGGAAGCGAGCCGCTGACCCATAGCGTGAGACAAGATCACGGATGGTGTGATCGGGCAGGTCAAAGTGCCGAGTCAGATACTTGCCGACCGATGTGACAGTCTGAATGTCACGCTGACCCTTGACCTCGTTCTGTGTGTAGGCGATCTTTGAGCGATCACCTTGGGACTCATGCGGATGCTCAAGCAGTAGTTGATGCCAGTCTTTGGGACGCACTAGCTTGATGGCCGCATTGATGACGCCGTGCACGGGGTACTTGTCGAACTCCCGAATGATCCAGTACCTAGCATCGCGCTTGGCGCGGATCGCCTGCATCACATCCTCGTCATCCGAGAGATGCCATTGGCGTCTAAGCTCACCATCGACTCGGCGTATCGCATCGCCTGCTTGCCGTATGGTGTTGGCCATGTCTTGCCAGTCGTATGTGTCGTTTGTTGTTGTCATTGCTTTCTCCTTGTAAAAGTGGGTCACTGTGACCCGTTAGTTGTTTGTCTTTGTTGCGCTAGATACGAAGTAGTCGAACACCTGATACGCCAAGCCGTACGCCCCGAGGGTGTACATGGCCAGCCAGATGTATCCGATACCAAACTCGTCCATCATGCTGAACCCCATGTAAATCATCGCCATGCACAGGGCTGTGAAGATGAGGGTTGCTGCTTTCTCTGTGATTGTTTTCATTTCATTCTCCTTTGCTTTCAGTTACTACATATCCCTTACTCTCAGCGAGCTTCTCCAGTGCAGGCAAGCAAGCCATGTACGTCTCTTCACTATCGAACTGCGCTACTTGATGAGCGCCTGCCTTAGCTTCAAAGTAAACTGTGATGCGTGATGCTTCTTCCTCGTACAGGTCAACGCAGTCACCCACATTGCTTACTTCGATGATGGTTTGGCGTTTGCCATTCGCCCAGAAATGCACAGGCATATCCTGTGGCATCTCATTCAGGGCTTGGATTAGTTCAGTTACTTTCATTTCATTCTCCTTTGGTTGGTTGTGGTGTGTCGTAGTCTGCCCACTTCTCATAGGCTCTCTCGAACAGGGGTGCGAAAGCGTTGAGCAGAATCTTTTCATTATCTTTATCGGCTCGGTAGTATGCGAGGGCGATGGCGTTAGCGAATCCTCCCTCTCTAGTTTCAAGGTACTGCGCTGCTTTGTGTAGCTGTGCGTCTGTTAAGTAAGTCATTTAGTTTCTCCTTTGAATTGTTTCTCTGTCGTTGCGTACACATAGCCTTGCATCCATGTCAGTCGGTCATCGTCACTCATCGGTGAGTTGCCGTTGTACCTCCCTTGTTCCCATTCGTAGAACGCTTGCGATGCTTGCGCTAGTAGCTCGTGGTTTTTATCGATCATTTACTTACTCCTTGATGTGAACATTGATAACGGCATGACTTCGCGTGAGAACACAGTGCCTCCGCTGTTGTAGAAGTTGATGCACAGTTGCGTGGTTACACACGAGTCATCTATGTATGCCTCGATGTACCCTCCGTTCGTGCCGATATTGATGACGGCACTCTTTGCCTCGTTGTCCAAGGTGTCTGTTGTGAGTTTCATTTTGTTTCTCCTTATTCCATGCCGTTGTCTGCGTCTGTACCGAATGTCATCAGATGCGTGTGCATCAAGTCTTCAGCTTCCGCGTAGGTGTCGAACAGGTTGTTGCCGTTGATGTCATGGATGTAGTCACCCGCATCGTCCTCGACCATGTACCCATTCATTGTTATGATTACTGATAATTTCATTTCATTCTCCTTAAGTTACAAGTGCCGTGTGATTTCAAGGTAGGGTGCGACTGCCACACGGCGAAGCAGTCACACTTTCGGGTCACTGTGACCCGTTTTTATTCAACCCATGCCACGTTGCAGGCACAGGCTCGCTGTCATCTAATACATCCATCAGGTCTAGCGCATACTTGATCTGTCTAACCTTGGATTCGTTGTCCTCATGGGGGTCAAGGTCTAGCGTCTGCTGTGCCATGGCTAAGTCTTTTAGTGTGCGGTTCTTCAACCGCGTAACCTGCTTGGCGTGTAGGTCGGCAGGGATAAGGCGTTGGAATGGGATTTTGATTTTCGCCTTTGGCTTACGTTCGATCTGCTCGAACAGATCAAGCACCCGCCCCTTGATCTTCTGCGGTATCCAATCAGTCCAGTGCGTGCCGTCATTGGGCAAGTCTTTTTCGGATGCGATCATCGTGGGTGTCTTTCGATCTTGCTTGCAGTGATTTGTCATTTTCGCTTTGAGTGCGTTGAGCACAGTCAGGTACGCTTCCAACGCTTCGCGCCTCGCCTCATCATTTTCGCTACCTTTGTATCGCAACATACCCTGCACATTTTCGCGCTCTGTATTTAACGGCTCAGTGAACTCACGCCAAAGACGCGTGAGTTGAATCGTTCTTGCGTTCTCTGACTTGAGCATGGCTTGTTGTTCTGCGACTGTTTTCTTGATGTGCTCGGCTTGCATCGGTGGGGTTTTGCGTTCGATCAAGCGGTTGTGAAGTTGGTTTGGGGTCAGTTTTATATAGTGTTTGTAGGAGGTATCCATGATTTTCGCTTTCTAGGGTTGGAGGTATCAGTGAATTTTCGCAACTATCTGCACGATTGGACAGTCGGGAGACCGCATGTATGCTAGTGTACACGAAAAAGTGTCCAGCTATCTATCTGTTTTGAGAAATGCTTTAACTCTACAAGGTTTGCAGGGTTGGTCGGGCTTGTGAAAATATACGCACACATACAGACACACTCCTATATATAAATATATATTTAAAAAGATAGATAGATAGACAGTTTTTCAAGGACGCCAGAATCCACGCGGGTTTGCGGATGTCTGATCGTGCAGATAGTTGCGAAAATATGGATATGTAGTTTTTCGGTATGATTTTCGCCTTTCAAGATTTTCGGGTCATTGTGACCCGAATTTCGGCTCGTGCTTCCATGTCTTCGACACGCCTGAGCATGAGGGTTCTGCGTTCGTCACGCCTGATGCGTTCTTCTAGCTTGGGGCGTTGCTCGTTGTTCCACTTAGCGAGGGCGACTTCTTTGGGTGAGTAGTGTTTGAATTTGGACATGATGTTCTCCGAAAATTAAAAAGGTTAGACAAGATACGAAACACCGAGAGAAGCCCTTTCTCTCGGGTTCGCAGAAAAAACTGGGTCACTGTGACCCGAAAATCACGCAACGAGAACCGCCAAGGCTTTACGTTGCTGTGCAGGGGTGAGTTTGCCAAAGGCTTCGATGATTTTCGCAACAGGGTCAAGCGGTTCTTTCTTTGCGCTCGAAGCCCTACGCGTTGTCCCCTCGATCATCAGCATGATGTCACGCACCACAGTCTTTGTGGACTCGTACTTGGGGTGACTCGTGATGAGGGACACCTTGCCTGTGACATCATGCACCTTAAACCCTGCCTTTCCCGCTTTCATCTTACCGCATGCCCACTCAATGACGATGGGTCTGCATGCCTCGACTGTGGCGTAGCCTGCTTTTTGCATCCCCGTGATAAGCGTGACCCGTGAGTCAGCGAATGTGTCGAGTGTGATAAATGCGTTTGCTTTGTTTGTCATGATTTTCTCCTTGAGGTTGATTGAATTGCCTAGGGCTGACTACCTTAGACAACTTCTATTGTGCATACACACTGTTTTGATAGGCATCGAGAGCCTTTTTCGGGGTGTTTTCGGGGCATTTTCGGGTCACTTTGACCCTGTTTTGGGGTGTTTTTGGCGGTTTTTGACCCCTACCCACCCCCCACCAACCCCTATAGGCAGTGCCACCCCCTGTCACATACGAACACTGTTCCATAACCGCAAAACAAACTTTGTAATAACTTAGTACTAAAAGGCATCCCCCATAAATTTTATAAAAATTCAGAAATACCCGTGTCTAACGTTAGACTCCCCCTCTGTACAGACGAAAAAAAGCCCCGACCTTGCGAGCCGGGGCTAAAGATGGCATCTGTAAGACCATCAAGGAGAAAGCAAGCGAACTTGATGAGTTTGGCCAAAGGCCAAAACGATCTTGCGCACCCACTCGGTTTAAGTGTACATTATCTACATCGCAGGTTCAAGGGCTTATGCGCAGAATGTTAGATCACTTAATCAATTTCGAACCCGAAGTGCACGCTCACTCAGGCGATTTCGTCCCTATGGAGAAGACTGATCCAGCAGATGCCGTGGATGGAATGTCTAATACGGTAGATTGGCTCAAGGAGTTGGGTGCTGTAGACACAGATACTTTGGTCAATGAGCACCAAAGCCAAGCTGCACGTACTGCTTTCACCAACATCGTCACCGCCAAACCTGCAGAAATCACGCATAACTCTCTGGCAAATATCAAAACGCCAGAAGCCGTGAAGAGACTTGTGGGCATGCTTTCAGCCTATGACTGGGAGTTTGTTCATCAAGCTAAACAAATTAGGGGCTACGCAGTGGCTAAGTTGGTGGAAGAAACTGAACACCCCAACGCCAATGTGCGTCTCAAAGCGCTGGTTGCACTAGGTAAAGTGACGGAAGTTGGATTGTTTACGGAAAAAATTGAGATTAAGAAGACAGAGATGTCAGACGTGGAGCTTGAAACCCGTATTAAAGAAAAGCTCAACAGGTTCATGGGCGTGATAGATGTGATCGACGTTACGGAAGACAGGCCAGATGAAGCGTGACGAATTTACAACACTGAGTAAGATTGAGCTTGAGGCCATGCAGAAGGCTTTGCCGTTCATGTCCGTGCAGGAAAAGATGGAGTTGTTTGACGACTTGGAACTTCGAGAGAAACGCGCCAGCCTAAAAGCGGCCAGTACCAACATGCTCGGGTTTGCCACTGCGGTATACCCCGGATTTAAAGTTGGCCCTCACCATAGGAAGCTGGCCAAGATATTTACGGACGTGGTTGAGGGTCGCAAGAAGCGCGTGATTATCAACATCGCGCCGCGTATGGGTAAGTCTGAGTTCTCCTCCTATCTGTTCCCTGCGTACTTTCTGGGCAAGTATCCCGAGAAGAAGATCATCATGGGCACGCACACTGCGGGTCTGTCCGAAGACTTTGGACGGCGCATACGTAACTTGATTGATTCGGAGGAGTACCGTGATGTTTTCCCGCAAACCTTGGTGGCTGACGATCAAAAAGCCGCTGGTAAGTGGTCTACAAGCGCTGGCGGTCAGTACTATGCTGCTGGTGTCGGGGGCGCTCTTGCTGGTCGTGGTGCTGATCTGTTCGTTATTGACGATCCTCATTCGGAACAGGACGTAAAGTCTAACTCTCGACTTGCCTTTGATACGGCTTGGTCTTGGTTCCAAACGGGCCCACTCCAGCGTCTGATGCCGGGTGGCGGGATTATCATTGTGATGACCCGTTGGTCGCTCCTAGACTTGACTGGGCGCCTGATCGACTACCAGACCAAGAACCCAGAAGCCATTCCTTGGGAAATCGTAGAACTGCCAGCCATCCTGAACGACGGAGAGGAAGACGAGAAGTCCCTCTGGCCAGAGCAGTGGTCATTGGAAGCGCTCAAGTCTACAAAGGCATCCATCGACCCACGGTATTGGAACGCGCAGTACATGCAGCAGCCAACCAGTGAAAACTCGGCCATCGTCAGCCGTAAGATGTGGCGTATTTGGGAGAACGATGACCCGCCTAAGTGCGAATACGTCATTCAGTCTTGGGATACAGCGTTTGAAACAAAGAACACATCCGACTATTCCGCCTGCACGACGTGGGGTATCTTTTACAATGAGGAAGAAAATGACTCCCCCCAGCTTATCTTACTGGATGCGTTTAAAGATCGCATGGCTTTCCCTGAGCTTAAGGTGGTGGCGCTTAAGCAATACAAAGAGTGGGAACCGGATGCGTTCATTGTGGAGAAAAAGGCATCTGGGGGGCCGTTGATTCAGGAACTCAGGGCGTTGGGAATCCCAGTCCAAGAATTTTCTCCAAGCCGCGGCAACGACAAGATGGTGCGCGTCAATGCAGTTGCGGATTTGTTCAGTTCAGGTAAAGTCTGGGCACCCGACACACGCTGGGCACGGGAAGTGATTGAAGAGATGGCCGCGTTCCCAGTTGGGGAGCACGACGACTACGTGGACACGACAACACAGGCGCTGCTACGCTTTAGGCAAGGCGGCTTTATCAGTTTGGACACGGATGAGAAAGATGATCTTGAAATCTTTCGCCGCAGAAGACACGAATACTACTAGGAACACACATGGCAACGAACATCGACAAAGCGCTGTACCAACAACCAATGGGCATTGACGCGCTTGGAGAGCAAGAGTCACCACTAGAGATCGAGATCGTTGATCCCGAAGAAGTCACCATTGGCGTGGACGGGATGGAGATCACCATCAAGCCCGGAGAAGAAGATACCGACGAAAACTTTGACGATAACTTGGCCGAGTACATAAGTAGTGGTGCCTTGCAGTCGCTGGCCGGTGACTTGGTGTCTGACATTGACAACGACAAGAATGGCCGCAAGGATTGGGAGAAGTCTTACACAGAAGGCTTAAAGTTGTTGGGCTTACAGATAGAAGAACGCACTGAACCTTGGAACGGCGCATGCGGTGTGTTCCACCCCATGATTACCGAGGCAGTTGTGCGCTTCCAAGCTGAGACAATCACCGAGACGTTCCCTGCCCGAGGCCCTGTGCGCGCTAAGATTCTGGGCAAAGACACGCCAGAGCTAAAAGAGATTGCGGCCAATATCGAAGAGGACATGAACCATGAGTTGACGGACGTTATGACAGAGTACCGTGGTGAACACGAGCGCATGCTCTGGTCGCTGCCGGCCACCGGCTCAGCGTTCAAGAAGGTCTACTATGATCCCAATTTGGGACGTCAAGTGTCGATGTTTATTCCTGCGGAAGATATGTATCTGCCGTACGGCACAACAGATTTGGATACTTGCTACCGCATCACGCACGTCATGCGCAAGACCAAGAACGAGATCATCAAGCTTCAGCAAGCAGGTTTTTATCTTGACATTGAATTGGCTGACGCTCCCAGAGAACTAACAGACATTCAGAAAGCCAAGGACAAAGAGACGGGCTTTAGTGATCTGAACGATGACCGCTACACGCTGTATGAGTGCCACGTTGACTTGAACCTTGAAGGGTATGAGGACACGGTTGAGGATGACGACGGCAAAGAAGAAGAGACCGGCATCATGTTGCCGTACGTTGTCACGTTGATTAAAGGCTCCAACGACATCCTGTCAATCCGCCGCAACTGGAAGGAAGAAGATGACCTCCGACTTAAGCGCCAGCACTTTGTGCACTACCAATATATCCCGGGTTTTGGAGCTTACGGCTTCGGGCTTTTCCATCTTATCGGAGGCTTTGCTAAATCCGCTACCTCTCTCATGCGACAACTTGTCGATGCAGGAACGCTTAGCAACTTGCCCGGTGGACTCAAGACACGGGGCCTGCGAATCAAGGGAGACGACACACCCATCGCACCCGGAGAGTTTCGTGATGTAGACGTTGGTTCGGGCACGATCCGCGACAACATCTTGCCGCTGCCGTACAAAGAGCCAAGCCAGACGTTGTTTAATTTGATGCAGACCATCGTGGATGAAGGTCGTCGTTTTGCCGCGACTGCTGACATGAAGGTCAGTGACATGTCTGCGCAGGCTCCCGTTGGTACAACGTTGGCCTTGTTGGAGCGCCAGTTAAAGGTGATGACTGCGGTGCAGGCCCGTGTGCACTTTGCATTGAAGCAAGAGTTCAAGCTCTTGAAGAACATCATCCGCGACTACACCGACCCAGACTACAAGTACACGCCTGAGTACGGTACACGTAAAGCTAAGAAAGCTGACTACGACTTGGTGGACATCATCCCCGTATCTGATCCCAATGCGGCCACAATGAGCCAGCGCGTAATCCAGTACCAAGCTGTGATTCAGATGGCGCAGATGGCTCCGGACATTTACAACTTGCCAGAGTTGCACCGCGGTATGTTGAACGTGTTGGGTATCAAGAACGCCGAGAAGCTTGTGCCGATTGAGGACGATCAAAAGCCCATCGATCCCGTGCAAGAGAACCAGAATGCACTCAAAGGTAAACCACTCAAAGCGTTCTTGCACCAAGATCATCAGTCGCATATCCAAGTACACATGATGATGATGCAAGACCCAATGATTCAGCAGTTCATTGGTCAGAACCCACAGGCTCCCAAGATAATGGGTGCGATCACGGCCCACATTGCAGAGCACGTCGGCTACAAAATGCGTCAGCAGATTGAGCAACAGTTGGGTATGCCCCTGCCTCCCGAAGACGAGAAGTTGCCACCGCAGATCGAGATTGCCTTGTCGGGCATGATGGCTCAAGCGGCTCAGCAGGTTCTCATGCAGAACCAAGCGCAAGCTGCTCAGATGCAGGCACAGCAACAAGCACAAGACCCGCTTGTCCAGATGCAGATGCAAGAACTCCAACTGCGCGGCCAAGAGTTGGAACTGAAGAAACAGAAGATCATGATGGACGCTGCAGCCACTGCCGACGCACAGGCGCTAAGAGAGCAAGAAGTCAGCGGTCGCTTGGAACTCGACGCCCTCAAAGTGGGTGCACAAATTAAAGAGTCCCAAGCCAAAGCCCAGTTTGACCAAGAACGTGCCGGTATCCAGATGGGTGCTGACATTGCAAAGAGTAAAGCCCAGATGGATTTACAAGCGCGTACTACTGCGCTCCAAAATAGTAGCAACCGACGTGAGCCTAAATCATGATCCAAGACTTCGTACGCGTATTACGTGAAAAATTACGCACTGACATGAACAACTACTCCGATGACTTGTCTGGTGGTTCATGCCGTACTTTTGAAGAGTACCAAAAACTTTGCGGGATTATTCAGGGTCTAGCCCTCGCAGAGCGTTATCTACTTGACCTTGCACAGAAAGTTGAACAATCTGATGAGTGATCTTGATCTCTCCCCCGGTGCTTTTGCACTGCCTGAACCCATCCAGCCTCTGGATGCTCCTGAAGCTAACGACGAGCTAAAGGCCACACAACTTCCTATCCCCACAGGTTGGAAGATTCTTTGTGCTGTGCCCGACATCTCTGAACGTATCGACGGTACAAGTCTGGACTTAGTTCGACCTATCGAAGGTATGCGGCTAGAAGAAACAGCAACCACCGTGTTGTTTGTTTTAAAAGTTGGCCCCGACGCGTACAACGACACCACCAAGTTTCCTAACGGAGCGTGGTGTAAAGAGGGCGACTTTGTGTTAGTACGTACTTACTCCGGAACCAGATTTAAGATATTTGGCAAAGAGTTCCGTCTCATCAACGACGACCAAGTTGATGCTGTTGTGCAAGACCCTCGCGGCCTGACCCGCGCTTGAAAGGAAGAATATGGCTGAACCGTACAAGTTCCCCGACGAAGTTGAAGACAAAATGACAGATAAAGTCGAGTTTGAAATCGAAGGCGAAGGCGAAATAGAAATTGAAATCGAAGACGATACGCCCGAGCGTGACAGGGGCCGCAAGCCCCTAGACCGTGAAGTGCTTGATCCAACCGATGAAGAAATCGAGTCTTACTCTGACAAAGTCAAAGGACGCATTAAAGAGTTGACCCACGCCCGTCATGACGAGCGCCGTGTCAAAGAAGCTACGATGCGTGAGAAGCAAGAGCTTGAGCGTCTTACACAACAGTTGATTGACGAGAACAAACGTCTCAAACAAAACGTTTACACAGGACAAGAAGCCATCATTCACGGCGCTAAAGAAAAGGCTGAGACTGAACTGTCCGTGGCACGCCACAGACTTAAGATGGCACAGGAGTCTTTTGACAACGATGCCATCGTTGAAGCGCATGAAGCTTTGATGGATGCAAAGGTTCGTGTTGAACAAACAAGAAATTATCGACCAACCCCTTTACAGGAAGATAATTTTGAGGTACAAACACAACAAGCCCAACTTCCCAAGGTTGAGCCCGACGAAAAAACTCTGCGCTGGCAGGCAAAAAACCAGTGGTTCGGGCAACAAGGGTTTGAAGAATACACCAGCTATGCACTAGGGCTGCACCAAAAACTAGTCACAAACGGAGTGGATCCCCGCTCTGCTGAATATTTCGATCAAATTGATGGTCGCATGAAGTCAACTTTTCCGGATTTATTCGGTCAAGCAACTGACAAGCCAAGGTCTGGTGAGGTTCAAAAACGACCTACGACAGTGGTTGCCTCCGTATCTCGTTCTACGAGTGCAGGAAAAATTAAGCTAACTCAAACGCAAGTAGCGTTAGCGAAAAAATTTGGTTTAACCCCACAGCAGTATGCTGTTCAAGTAGCAAAGTTGGAGAACTGAAATGGCTGAAACAATTGACCGATCAAATCGTGACACTAAGTCACGCGATAAATCTGCTCGTACGGTATACGTGCCCCCGAGCAATTTGCCCGATCCGACACCTGATCCAGATTACACGTTTCGCTGGGTAGCGACTCATGTGCTAGGTCAGCCGTTAGCCAACAACGTGTCCTTACAGATGCGCGATGGTTATGAGCCGGTGAAAGCAGTGGATCATCCAGAATTGGCCTTGTTTGGCAACAATGCAAGCGGTAATGTGGAAATTGGTGGGCTGATGCTTTGCAAGGCTCCCAAAGAACGCATCCAAGCGCGCGCTGAGTATTACGACAAGCAAGCTCAAAACCAGATGGATTCAGTTGACAACCATTTCATGCGAAATAATGACCCTCGGATGCCCTTGTTTGCTGACCGCAAGTCAACAACAAGTCGCGGAACAGGATTTGGTTCTGGTTCTAAATAATTTATAGGAGTCTTTATGGCTTATCCTACAGTCTCGGCCCCTTACGGTCTAAAGCCTGTAAACCTAATAGGTGGACAGGTGTTCGCGGGTTCAACTCGCCTGATGCAAATTGCGAGTGGTTACGCCACAGACATTTTCTATGGTGACTTGGTCAAACGTGTTGCAGCAGGAACAATCGAGAAGGATACCGGTACAGCAACCGCCACTCCTGTCGGTATTTTCTTAGGTGTTCAGTTTACCAATGGTTCAACTGGTCAAGTCCAGCAACAACAGTTTTATCCAGCAAGTCAGGCTATCAAGTCTGGCACGCAGATTTTTGCTGTGGTCGCTGATGATCCTGACACGTTGTTTCAAGTTTCTGTAGTTTCCAGCGGAACGACTATTTCTGGTGTTGGCATTACCTCCATTGGAAATAACGCCGAGTTGGTACAGAACTCCGGTAGCACCACGACAGGTAACTCTGCCGTAGCTATTTTGGCGGCAACTACAACAACCAACACTTTGCCTATTCGTATCATTGATGTAGTTCGGGACACCGCAACTGCTGCTGATAACTTCCCTGAAGTTATTGTTAAGATCAATGCGACTATGCATCAGTACAACAACGCCACTGGCATATAAGGAGCGTAAATCATGGCTATTTCACGCGCACAACTACTTAAAGAACTGCTCCCCGGCCTGAACGCTTTGTTTGGCTTGCAGTACGCTACTTACGGCGAAGAGCACAAAGAAATCTACGAAACAGAGAAATCTGAGCGTAGCTTTGAAGAAGAGACAAAACTGTCTGGCTTCTCTGCGGCTCCTGTCAAGAACGAAGGTTCTGCCATTGCTTATGACAATGCGCAAGAAGCGTTCACGGCTCGCTACAACCATGAAACCATTGCCTTGGGTTTCTCAATCACTGAAGAAGCGGTTGAAGATAACTTGTACGACAGCTTGTCTGCTCGCTACACCAAGGGCTTGGCTCGTGCTATGGCTTACACCAAGCAGGTTAAAGCTGCATCCGTCTTAAACAACGGCTTCACAGGTGGTGTTTATGCTGGTGGTGATGGTGTTGCTCTGTTCTCTACAGCGCACCCCCTGATCTCCGGTGGCACCAACAGCAACCGTCCTTCAACCAACTCTGACTTGAATGAAACATCGTTGGAAAACGCTGTGATTCAGATCGCTGCTTGGACTGATGAGCGTGGTCTGTTGATCGCTGCTAAACCTAGAAAATTGGTTGTGCCTCCAGCACTTCAGTTCGTTGCTACTCGTTTGCTCGAAACCAACCTCCGTGTTGGCACTGCCGACAACGACATCAACGCGTTGAAGAACAACGGTTCAATCCCTGAAGGTTACACAATTAACCACTACCTGACCGACACAAACGCTTGGTTCTTGTGCACAGACGTTCCTAACGGCCTGAAGCACTTTGAACGTATGGCTTTGTCTACGTCTATGGATGGTGACTTTGATACAGGTAACGTTCGTTACAAAGCCCGTGAGCGTTACAGCTTCGGCTTCAGCGATCCATTGGGCGTCTTTGGCTCCCCCGGTTCGACCTAATAAAACAGCCCCATAAGGGTAAGTTTGAGGCCACCTGCGGGTGGCCTTTTTGTTGTCACAAAGTTAAACTACGATCAATTTGCAGCCAATGTGGTTGCATAAACACAGGGGCACATCATGAAATTTGAAATGGAATTTGGTTACTTTGGTAACAACAAGCTGTCTATCGAGACTCACGATTTTGAGATGATTGAGATATTCCAAAAATTTGTGGAATTTCAAGAAAATTACGGTTGGGCTGTTGAGTATGAAGCTACTGCCGCGCTTGATGACGAGTTTGACGACGAAGACGACACTGAAGAAGAGTTAGATGGCGCTGAAACTGACGCTGCCGCTGAAGCTGCGGATAACAAGTAATACTAGGGGGCTTCGGCCCCCTTCTTCTTTTTGGCTTTTTTAACCAGCCGTTCGTCGTGATGGTGTATGCGGTGGCAGTTGGCGCAGAGCACAATACACTTCTTAACTTCTTCCATAGCCCGTTTGAATGCACGATTTTTTATCAGCTTGTTGACTGACTCTTCTTTGGTGCTGCTGTCTATGTGATGAAAGTCAAACGTGGCCGGGTGGTTTTGCCCACACTTTACGCAGGCTAATGTAGCTTTAAAGCTACGCCACTGATCTTTATACGCCTTGGCCGAGGCTTTACTTGCCGCTATTACAGTCGCTTTGTTGTTGGCATAGTACGTATTTGCGTACGTCTTTTGTTTAGTTTGTTTAACAATTTTGTCTTTATACGGCATGCTTGATCTTGTACTTCCAGTACAACGCCGTTTTTAAACCCCAAGGTTGAGATGGCTCAAACATTTTAAAACCTATAGCTATTAAACTGTTTGCGGAGGCAGGGTTTTGATTGGTGTCAGAGATAACCCAGTTCATGCCTAGTCTTTTGGCCACTTTAATGCGCTGTCGGATAAGCCGCTTCTGGAGTCCCTGTCCTTGATGAGCTCGTGTAACGCCTGCGCGACATAGGTACATAGTGTCAGACCAACGAGTAGAGGGGACAACACCACCGAAGCCAACCGCTTCACCATCTTGCGAGTAAACAACATGCCAGTATCCTTTTGTAATTGGGTAAGTTTTATCGTGGGGAAGACACGCTTTTTGAAGCAACGTCAACAACTGCACCACCTCTGGCTGGCGAGTATCGACAGGGACAACGCGGTATTTCATGCATGTATAATGCCGAAAAATTATGACAACAAAAATAATTGTTGCGCCCGAATAAACGCCGTGATATAAACACAGTATTCCGGGCTATCCGGTGCATTAGACAGTCCCGGCTGACGACATACAGACTGATGCACTTAACTTGTATGTAAGGAAAAATCATGGCACGCACTACGTTTCAAGGCCCAATTCGTTCATTGGGCGGCATTTATCAACAAGGCCCAGCGACTGTTGTTGACATCACAACAAGCACTACATTAAGCCCCGAAGAGCATGGCGGTCGTATCATCGCTGTTGGTGGTTCTTTAGCGGCTGCACTAACTTTGACATTGCCAGCAATCAATGTTTCAACTAACTCTA